AAAATAAGTCACAGTAGCCACAAAGCCCGCTGTGAGAAAATAAGTCAAAACCGATTCTACAATCTTCATTATGTTCATAACCGCCCCTTTTTATATTAGTCGGATTTTTGATAAAAGTCAAAAAACTACGCCGTTCGTTTCCAAATCTTAACAGTGTAGTTTAATGGTCTGTTCTCTGTAGCATTAGTATCATTGTGACAATAAAATGTTTCCGTTTTCTACTGTATCTACTGCATTATTGCTTGATGATGAAATGTTCTTCCATCCATCTGCTGATTTATATTGTACACTCATTCGTTTATTCTCCTAATTCCAATATGTAGTTTTAGTGGCAAAGTCTATATTAAATATCCTAACTTGGCCATCATATTTGCAGAAGAATCTTATTGTATCATCATATACATCTATAGTGATATACCCTTCTACATGAGTACTTCTCGGAGCACGGCCTAAGCCAATCTCGCCACCTTCTGGTGATGAAGCATTATCTCTAGAAGCAGCAAATAGCTCATAAGGTCTATACCAGCAGATTCATTTATTACCATTTTGGTACCAGAATTAGCCATAGAAAATCCTTTAAGCTTGTCATAAACGGCATTGCTTGTTACAGGATGCATATCACCATCTGTAACTGCATCAACAGGCTGTAAATCGCCATTTCCGTCATCTGTAATATACGCTACAGTATTAACAGGAAGCGTATCTTTAATTGCGTTAAATGCAGCCAATGTACCTATAAATGTTCCATTACCTGTCGCAACAGGTATCCAATTTCCTTGATTATCCTTTGAAATTATCATTCTTTATTTACTTCTAACCTGTCTTTATTATCGACCAAGACTGACTATGACTCGCCCATATTGCCATTCCACCTAATACACTGAGATAAACCATTGTTGAATATTCTGCTCCGCTTCCTACACCTATAAGGGTTCCATAGTCTGATAAACCAGAAGGTATTCCTTGTGACGGTAAGTTATTAGGATTTGTAGAATATGCAAATAGTCCCGTATTTAGTGTAAGTGGATTACCACCATTCGGAATCCAGGTATTCACATTTGCCTTTGCAAGAAGCACATCATAAACAGCATTAGAAGTAACAGGTTGATTGTTTCCCTCTTCAATTATTGAAGTTGCAGTCATTCCCTGATTTATAACATTTCCATCTTCATCAACCAAGATTCTTGCGACAACATTGATTCCGCCCTTAATCGTGAAGTTAGTAGCTCCTCTTACTCCAGTAGTCAATATCAGCTTCCCGCTTCCCGTGAGATTCTTTGCGTACAAGGTATAGCTCTTGCTTCCTGTCTTTGAATCTTCATCAAAGTAAAGCGTGAATGTTCGGTCAGAGTTTCCGATGTTCCCTGTGAAGCCCAATGTGTTGAATGTCAAATCTTCCTTCCTCATAGCTGTATCTGTTGGTATCGTGTACCATCTTACAGAATCTATGACGCTCCCTTTATTTGACGCAAGCTGAATTTTTCTGAGCATTAGCTGAAGTTGGTCGGCTAGGTTGTTCTTAGGCTTTCCGAATGAGAAATTTATATCGTACTTATTCCAAGCCCACCGCTCAGTAACGGAAAGAATCTGCACGACAACTTTCTTGTCGTTGAATCCCACAGTTATCCAGTCGCCAACTTCATACTGTTCCTTATAGACATAAGGGCATTTGGCAAGTCCGTTCCCGCTCATCTGCAAGGTCTGTCCGTACTGAGTGAGCATAGACAAAGCCTTTGCTTCATACTCGCTGTCGTTGGTCATCTGAGATTCATCAGCCCAACTCTCGAATCGGTCTAAGCCGTTCGGTGTTCCGTCCTCACCTTCATAAAGGTCTTTCTCTGAGTTCTGCCCCTTTCCGCTTATGTAGACCGCATTGCTAAAGTTCTCGTTTGTGTCGATGAACTCACCGTTTGCCAATGAATCGAATGTCGGTGAGAACTGAACGAGCTGACTCCTGTCCTCTCCCTCGTAACATTCAAGCGTGAGATTCTGTCCGTTGAAATTCAACCGCCAGCCTATCTCGCTCTGAGTGGCTATAGTTTTGCATACTTCATAAAGATTCGAGCCTTGTTCTTTGACAGAGTATTCCTTGCCGATTGCGTCCGCATAAGTCGGGATTGTGTTAGCAATCGGGAGCTGTCTCTTAGTCTCAGCATTAACCCCGCACTGGTCTGCAATCAAGCTCCTTATGCAGATTTCGCCCTTAGATGTCATAGCCCATCCGTCACCGTCATTGAGATTCTTGATAACCCTTCGCTTCAGGATATAGCGTGAGTCATACCCTGTTATTGTCCTAGTCTGTGAGCCTTTTCCGTTGCTACCCAGTGAGTCCTGCACCCTCTGTATCTCGCCAAAATCATAAGGGCTATCCCCGAACTGAATGAAAAGCCCTTTGCGGAATTTCGTTGCGTTGGGGATATTGTAGTTGATTGTGATTGTGAAAGTTCCTGCTTCATAAAGGTTATGCTCAAAGCTCACTTCTTGATAATCATCAATAATCGCCTGCAACACGAACTGAGTGCCGTTATACTCGTACAGTTTCAGTTGAATATTCTCGTTGTATCTCATGATTTTAAACTCCTATATATTTCTGGCGGTAAGATAAAATCACTTCAACATTTCCAGAATCTTTTGTGATTCTTAGAATATTTTCGCCTTTAATTAAATTCAATCCCATATAGGAATCTTCACTTAATTTTTGTATAAGATTTGAATTTTCATCAATTTTAAAATCTAATTGGTTTATAAATCCATTTTCATCAAAAATTAAAAATTTTTTAGTAATTGGATTTATTTCAATTTTTTTCAAAGATGAATTATATTGTAGAATTTTTCCCCAGTTTTTCATATCATAACTAATAATTAAAAATCCTTTTTCAGTAACCGCACAATAAATATTATTAGTTTCTGAGAAACATACATCATTAATAGTTCCAACTGATGTATCTAAAAACAATCTTGTCCAATTATAATTATAATAACCCGAATAAAGCGAAGAACCTATACAAGAGATAAATGGATTGTTAATATCACTAGAATTAAAATTTTTTATTTCAATAATATTATTAGTTGAAATTTGAACCGAACTCGACCTATCTTGCCAGTGTGAAAGGTCTCTTTCAATCCATAAATTATCTTCATTGTTTTCGCCAATAAAATTTATATAAGTGAATGCTTCAACTATAAATTTAAAATTTCCTGATATTAAAAGACCTGTGTTAGTTTTTGTGAAATCAACTCCATTGGAACTTTCAAGAATAGTCCCATTTTTTCCACAAACATAATATAAACTATATCTTTTTGAATAAATTATATCTGTAAGTTCAGATGTATTTAGGGGAGTGTTGCATTGAGTCCATGAAATACAGTCGTTAGATTTAAATATTTTACCGTCTTTTCCGATTGCGTAAAAAATTGAGTTAATGAATTTAATCCTATTCCAATTATATATTCGAATATTGTTATCGCTTTTACATATTTGATAAACATCAAAGTCATTTGAAATTTTCCATACACTAGCCGAATTATAATATTGAGTGGAAGTATTAAATAATATAAAAACTCCTTCTGGGGAATATGTAGTAGAAATTAACTGACCTACACCATTATAATAAATTTGAGTTCCATTTAAATAATGTGAAATATTTTTTTTCAAAATTTCTTCCCAAGAATTTAAGTCTGAAGAATTTAAAAAAACCCCTTGTTCTCCTATAAAATTATACAAACCAGAGTTTTCATTAAAAAAACATGTATTTAATTTGGGATAATCATCTTCAAAGTCTCCTTTTATACGCCTTTCCTCAAAACTAACACCATCATAAGAATACCAAAGATTTGTATTCCGACCTCTACCTGGTAAAAATAATGTTCCTCCTATATATACAGCATCTTTTATTTCACCATTGTATACATAAGTATTGTTTGAAAAATCTGAAGATAAAGAATACGCGTAAAAAAATACAGAACTAGAATCATTAATTTTATAATTGAAGTAAATTTTATTTAATTCTTTAATGTAACGAATGAAAGTGTAGCTATATGACCTTAATTGAATTTCAACCCATTCTTGATTTCTACCCTGAATTCCTGAAGATTCTCCAACGGCTTCAAATTTATTTATATTTTCATTGAAACAAATAGAATTTAAGATTGAATCAAAATCTCTTTTATTCCAATTTTCTGAATCAAGGCTTTCAACTAAAAATCCTTTTCCAGTGTTATTATTTTTACCCACAATTACGATTTCATTATCTTTTATAGATATGTCATTAAAATAATAATTATCATCTATATTTTCAATTTCTATTAAAGACCAAGTATTGAAATCTAAAGTTTTATAAATTTTCCCTGCATTACAAATTACATAAAAACAATCATAATATTCAGAATAGATTAATCGATTTACCGAAACAACATCAGGAACAGCGCCAACAAAATCCAAGTTATCTGTCTGACGTAAAATATTACCATTTTCTGATATAATAAAACATACATCATCTTTTTTTGTAGATGAAATTAAATTATTGTTTGAACTTAATATATTCAAATCAAAATTCAACAATTGAATTTTTTTATTTCCAATTTCAGTGTTAATATAAAGAGACTTTGTAAGTTCACCTACAATTTTTATTTTTTTTCTAATTGTTTGATTTATCAAAGAAAAATTATTAACTCCAAAAGTTAAAATATTCATTTTAACTTGACATGGGACATCACCCTCATTATTAATTTTTGGCTGTTTAGAAATATCAAAAACAACTTCTTTTTCCTCGACATCTTCCCAATATGGGTTAGGGCATGTCCACGCTAGGCTTGCTTTCAGCGTTCCCCTGTCGTTGCTGTTCTTGTTGTTGAATACTGGGAGAAGTGGCACACCCTTAATCTGTCGCATTAAATAGTCATTCTTGTATATCAGCGTTCCCTCGCCTAATTTCGGATTGAGGATTTCAATCAGATTCCGTCTCAGCTCATACCTTTTCTCCAAGTCGTTGTTGTCATTAACCGCAAGGGTTACGCTGATTTCCCGATTTCCCAAAAGCCCATCAAGATAGACTGAGCCGTCTTGAAATGGCACTTGCTGAGTCTGTAAATTAAGGCTTGCATCTGAGAAGCCCTTCCAATCCGTGATTCCAAAGTCTCCGCTTGTCAAGTCAACCTCGACTCCGTTTGCGTTTCTAAAAATAAGTTTCTGCATTTCCTTCTCCTTTTATATCACGGCATTAAAAGCCATTTCTCTCTGATACTGCTTCAACTGAGACATCATTGCAAAGGCTGATGTGTCCTGCAAGTTGTTGAATGTCACATTGAAATTATTAGACGGATTACCGCCTGCAATCATGCTCATAGTATCACGGTTGTTGAATACTCGCTCACCGCCCTTGAACTGCACAAGCTCTGGGCCGGCTTCACCAACTAGATGAATACCTCGCCTTGCGTTCTCCGTTCCTGTAGCATAACCGCTGAAAACACCGTCTAGGATAGTATCAAGATTAGCCATCTTTGAGCTTGTCTGTTCAAAGATATAAGACAAATCCCGCCTAATCTCATGCAACGATGTGTCGGTGAATCCGCTAGTAAGTCCTTCTGAAATCCGCTTTCCGATTTCCTCAACCTCGGCTTTCATTGTGTCGGTGTAAACAACCATCTGAATCATCATGTTCCTAAGCCATGTTTTCATGTTTCCCAAGAAGTCAGATTGTGTCAATCCGTTGCTCAAAGCGTCCACAAGGTTGCTCGCTATGTCTCCGCCTAAGTCCTGAATCGAGTCAAGCAAATCCTTCATAGCGTTTTTAAATTTGGTTAGTTTGTCTGTTGCTTTTGAGGTTTTCCCAAAAATAGAATCAAGAAGTGAATCAATGCTCTTAGTAGTAATCAAAGTTGACTCATAGAGTTCTTCAAGTTCATACTTTGCCTCGCCAAGAAGCCTTTTTGGGCCACCGCTTATAACTGATACAAGTTTCGTTCCAATTTCAGCCATCTTATCATTAAAAGATTGCGTATATACCGCAACCTTCAGCATGTTGTTGCGGATAATTTTTTTCATGTTGATAAGGAAATTAGCTGAATCCGCACCTTCTTCAATAGAACTGAAAAATTGCTCGCCCAAATCCTTACCGATAGATGATAAAGATGTCCATGCGTCTTGATACAAACTGCTAATTTCAACCTTAACAGTATCGAATAAGATTTGAAAAAATTGAGACATTTCTTTTTGGAATATAGAAAAGTTCCCTATAGAAGAATCCAACCTGTTTAATGAATTATACAAATATTTATAAGATTCAACAGTCCGATAATTCGTTTGTATAGTTTCTTCCAATTCATTCTGAGTCGTTGAGATAGAGTCAAAGATTCTTCTTTCAGCGGCACTTACCTTTTCGGAAGTCACTTGTGCTTCTTTAGCAAGTCGTTTCATTTCAACTTCTGCCTTTGCCCAATATTGCCTATTTAATTGAAGTGAAGCATTTATCTCAGCGTAACTTTTATTGACTCCTTGTTTTGGGAATCCAAAAATATAGTTTTCCTGCAAGTATCTTTCAAGGATTGACATCTTTTCTAAATATTTCTGTCTCTCTTTTTCCGCTTCTCGGTAAGAATTTTCAATATAATGGAGTTTATTGAGTTCTTCTTTGTATGCAGCAGTTAATTGATTTAAGCCTTCAAAGAGATAACCTGCGCCCTGTCCGTAAGTTCCAGATTTGATTTCTTCAAGTTTCTTGATGAAATCCTCAAGTTTTCCTGCACTTTTTTCAGCCGCATCACCGACATCTTTAACTGAATCTGAGGTTTTCTTCATGTTTGATGCAACAGCTGTCGCTACACCTGACGCAACTAAAGCCGCCGCCGCTCCTGCAGCCGCAAGTGCCGCGTTTGCATAATGCCCCATCAATGCTTGAACTACACCCAAAGCTGTTATCTGAGAAGCAAGAGTCTGCAATATTTGAGCTAATGCTTGAATAGCTGTTGCCGCAAAGTCCTCATAACCGTGTCCTGCCCCTGCCAGATTCTCGCCCATCATCGTGAACATGTCACCCATAGTATCTGTGCCAATATTCGCCATGTCGGTAAAAGTCTTATTCCAATCACCTGCTAAATCTTTGTACTGTTTGCCCCATTCCTCGAAAAAGCCCGATGTTTTTGTTCCTGTCGTTGTTGTCGTATCTTCAACGGCAGTACCAAGCGAGCCAATATCGCCCGTTACAGCCTGTGTCATCTTATGTACAGCATCTTTCTGCCTTTTTAAATCTTTGAGAGTGTTATCAGCGACTTTCCCTGTTTTAGTTTCAATAGCCTTCCGTACTTTTTCGATGGCTTCATCAATCGAGGTTGTATCAATAATATCCTTGCCCTCAAACTTCGGGAGTTTTGCCGATTTAAAATATTTTTCTGGAAGATGGAATATGTCAAGAAAAAGTTTATCTTGCTGTTCGAGTACCCAGTTATAACCTTCAATAACGGAGTTGAAAAGGTTAGGCATAAGTTTTATAGCGTTATTTACGCTTACTTCCAGCTCCTTGACAGTTCTTAAAACAATAAGTTTCGCATAGTCCCACGCTACTGACCAATCACCGTTCAAAATGGCACTAATCATCCCTACAAAATCTTGGATGACTTGATAAGCGTTATTAAGATTCTCATAAATGTTGTCTGCAAAAATCTCGAAGTTTCCGCCTGTAATGTCAATGGCTCCAGAAAGCCTGTTAAACAGTTCTTTAATCTGCCCCCATACACCTTGAATGAAAAGCCCTATATTTGAGAAGGTTTCTTTGATTGAAGAGAAATCGAAATTACGAATTGCACTTGCAATTCCATCTATGGTGTCTCTAAGTTTTGAGTCACCGCCACCAGTGAAGAATGTGGCTTGGATAGTAGCCTTCAAATCATCAAGTGCATCTTTACTAGTTCTGCTTGCTCGGTCAGTCTCTTCCAGAGCACCGCCCGCCTTTCTTAATGCTTCAGTAAAATTACCCGTTCCCTCTGCACTCGACTGTAAGACTTTAAGCATTTCAGCACCGCTTCGGATTCCGAATGTTTCTGTAGCGATTTGCAACGCTTCTGTCTGTGTTTTTGCGTTTTTGATTTTCTCTGAGACTTCTTCAAAAGCAGTCTTAGCGTTCTTTCCGTCTTTTGAAAAGTTTGCCAATGCCGTTCTCATGCCCGCAAGTGCAACGCTTGTATCAACACCGTTCTTTTTAAGGCTTGCGAAAAGTGCGGTTGATTCTGTAAGAGACATTCCAAACTGAGAAAGAATAGACTGACCTTTTGCAAGGCTTGTGCTTAACTCCGTAACGCTCGCACCCGACATCTGGCTTGCAACGGTAAGTTGGTCAAGAAGTTTATCAGAATCATCAATCGAAATGTTCCACTTCGCCATGATGTCCGCAACGGTGTTTATCGAAGTTTTTACATCGGTATCAGTAACGCTTGCAAAATCATCAAACGAAGCTACCATGTGTTCAAGTGTTTCGCCTGTCACATTAAAGCGTGTGTTTAGGTCTGCGACCATTGAACCGACTTCACTGGCGGAGCGACCGACCCCGTTCAGCATCGCTTTATTGACGGATTTCGCAAGGCCGTCTAGTGCCTTGCCCGTAGCACCCGTTCCCTTAGCAATATTGCTTGTCGCTTTTGAAAACTCTTGTGAAACATCAGATATGGATTTTGCAAGGGCTGTCAAAGATGTTATTGCAAACAAACCCCCGACAATTTTTGTAACCTTTGTAATCTCTGAACTAAAGGCGGTAAGGCTTTTACCTATCTTTTTCAAAGTTGCATCAAACTGAGTAGAATCAGCGGTGATTTTTGTCTGCAATACATAATCTTCAGCCATTTTGTTTTTTCCTCTCTAAAAGTAAAATTGTGACAAGGTTTCAGCATCAACGGGCTTGTCAACTCCCATAACCTCGCCCTTATCTTTGTCGGGGTCGTGACCCCATACATAACTTGCAATGTAAACGGCTTGATTCTTCATTTTGACTAAATCAAGTTCTTTCTTCTTCTCAATCAGATTCCATACAATTCTTAATTCGGAGTTCCAGAACCATTCCTCAGACATACCTAATGACGTGATTGCTTCGGTCAATAGGTATGTCCACGGGATAGCTACTTTTTCTTGCTTTCCGCCTTCTGTTTTTTTTTCTCTCCGAAAACAGAAAGAGAAGAGTTAATTGCACTCATTACAATCTCTGCAACTTCTGCAATCGTGAGACCTTCTTCATCCATTGCTTCGAGGATAGATTCGTAATCATCCTCAAGCCCCTCTTTGTCCTTCAAACAGATTGAGAGAAGCCACGGAACAGTCTGCATCATCTTTTTCTGCAAATCTTCCTGCACCTTTTCAAACGCTTCAACCGAGCCGTATTTCTGTTCGATTTTCGCAAGAGCAAGGTTGCCAAACTTCACCTCACGAACCTTTCCGCCAAGTTTGATTTTGAAATCACTCGGCATCACTTTTTCAAGTTCCTTTTCTTTTTCCATTTTTTAACCCCTGTTTAGAAAAAAATAAGCGTTACCATGTAACGAATAAAGTGTACACGATAACGCTTAAATTGGCAAACTTAGCAGTTCAATTATGCAATCGAAACTACTGCACTTGTCGTTGTCACTCCGACACCGTTAAGGTCTTTGAGTCCGCTTGTGACTGTAACAACAACATCACCGCTCATGTCAGCATCAGAAGTGAATGTGATTACATCCCCGCCAGTATTGCGGGCGAATGTACCTGCAACTACTGTTCCCGCTGAAGCGATAATGATGTTATCCGCATTGATTGTAGCGTTTGCAAATACGCAGTCACCGCCAACCTTTGTGCCAGTGATTGTGATTTTCTTTGCTGAATCGCCCTTTGCAATCGCAACAGTAACAGCACCCTCATTGATTCCTGTTGAAAGGACTGGAGCGTTGAACCAATTCTCGATAACGCTTGCTACGGCATCGATGTCAGTTCGAGCGTGTGTACAGATTACACCGCTGTTGCCATCCTCTTTGTACTGAGTAGCAACGAACTGAGCGGTAAGCGTAAGGTGCTGAAAGTCAATGTTCTCGCCTTTGGTTGTGCCACCGCTTTCCGGAACGGCAAACTTGCCTTTAGCATACCAAAAGTTCTCAAAGATTTTGTTGCCCTTATCGTCTGTACCTCCAATCCAGACTTGGAAGCCAAGTGCAAAATACTTAGACTGGTCGAGCGGTTTTTCAACGGTAATTCCGTTTCCTCGCTCCTGCCCGAGCATGACTGCAAGTGTGTTCGGGTCTGCATTGGTGAGTTCAAGTGTCATTTCAGTATTACCTCGGTTGTTGGTAACAAAGAAAGCACCGTTGTCAGCGTAATCCGTCTCAACGCTTGAGTTCGGGTTTACACTTGCCTGTACAGCACCACGCAACGGAATAACTGCCCCGTAAGACGGTGGGTTGATTCCGTCATCTTCAATCAAAGGAGCAATTACAACATTGCTCAGACCAATTTTAGGATTCTCTGCATTTCCTGCCATTTTTTAATCCCCCTTGTTAAGTTCTATATTTTAAGAAAAGCCCTCTTAAAATCCATTATTCTGTGGCGAATGTTATCGCTAACATCGCTTGTTTCCGTATTCATTGTGCAAGCCCAAAAATCAGCCCGCATGATTCTGTGTACCAAACTTCCAATCTGTGCCGTTGTCGGATAATCGGTGAGCGTTTTTGTGAAAATATGAATCCTTACGCTGACATCCGTTCCCTCTGGCAAGTTGTCGGAAAACTCAACATCCCGCTGACCCGAATCTTCATAAACAACAAGCGGGAAGGTCTTTACCTCTTGCGGATAGGCTGACACAATATGACCTTCCCCAAGAAGTTCGGAAAGTTCGGCATCCGATGTCAAAAGTGTAAACATATATTTCTTAACGTTCAACATCTTCTACCCCTTAATAGCCTTGCCAAGTATCTGTTCCCGTGCCTGTCGCATAAAGTCCACACATTTTGTCGTAGCAACAGACAGCCACGGTCTGGGCTTCATTTTCGATGTGCCAAACTCTAGGTATCTTCCGTAGTCCAAATCCGTACCTACCAAAGCATAAGGCTTGCCGTTTTCCTCACCTGTTGAGTGAGTGACAGACCGCCTTAATGTACCGTAATCAACAGCGGGCGGATTTCCCGCCACTGAAGGGTGGTGATTGCCATGATATGTAACATTCGCATTAGTTACGGTATCACGCATCAATGTCTTAGCCGTTCGCTCAATTTCTGATGCACAAACGACAACATATTTTTTTTCGGCTTCGTCAAGGTTTTCAACCTTCTTTTTCATGTCCTTTATGATAAATGCAACCTGTTGCTCAAGTGATTTCATGCTTCATTCTCCACTGGAATCAAAAGACATTCCCCGTGCCTAGTCCAACAGTTCACTGGCATAATCGAGTAAATCTTTGTGTCTCCCGATAAAGTGGAAGTCACGCTTGCTCGGTTTCCCGACTTAATGTTTGGGTGTAATCCGTTGTAAAGGAAAATCTTCACATCTCCCCGTGTCGTGGAGATTCCATAAGCCTTGATTTCATCTTCGGTCAGTGCGTGAGGTTGTACATCGCCCTCAATCGTTTCTACTTCCACGAACCCCGCAATGTAATCTCCTTCTGTATTAAGAGTCGCTTTTTCTTCGAGAATCTTGACAGTGGCATTCTTGAATCTGACCATTTTACGCAATCCCGTAGAAAACATACTGTGAAAGTACGCTCTTTGCACTCTCTGTAAGCCCAACACTACAAGAATCATCCCCGTAACTCTCTGAAATATGTCCTTCAGAATGACTCTTTAAGCCTGTTGCTCCCATTACATCAAAATTGTATTTAAGTGCGACCATTTCCATGCAGACCGCTACAATTTCATAAGGCAATGAATCGTCTGCACCCTCGACATAGCCTTCATCACCTGGGAGATAATATCCCGCCTTGTATGTAACCTTAATATCCCATGCACCCGAAACGATGTCATGCGTAAAGCCCCGTGTGTACAATACCCCGTTCCAACCGTCACCACGGTAAAGCCTTCCCCATCTAGCGTATTCTGGGATTATCTTGTAATCAGTTATCTCTTCCCCGTTTGCCGTAACGCTTGTCACGCTACGCAAAGGAAAATGATTTAACTGCAATAATTGTAGGTTGTTGACACTGTGCAATTCTTCAGTGTATTCACCCATTCCGAGTTTATACCCGATGAAGCCCTCAATCTTTGCACTCGCTGACTTAATCAACAGGGTCAACTTATCGTCTTGCGAAGTGTCCGACTGAGAGATTCCAATTAAGGTTTTAACATCATCCAAACTGCACAGCATTTTTTTTCACCTACGAATTAGAAACCGGGTCTGTTCCAAAGTCACCAAGAATGGCAACGGCTGTTGTTGCATCTGACTTCAGATATGCTTTAGCACCCGCAATGTTGATGTTGTGTACACCTGCTGAAAGACCAGTCACGAAATCTTCGTAAGTGCCATCGGCTGTGTCGCAGTGCTGAAGTTTTTTGTCTGACCCTGTTGTAACGAGAACGAGTGTTTCAGCGGTATCTTTTGCGAATGCTGAAGTTCCGTCTGTCACAACTTTAATCTGTTCCAAAAGTTTTGAGCGTGTCATCTTCTGTCTCCTTTATTTAATTTTTAATCCTTCGAGGGGCTAGGTAACTTTCGTTACGCATTACCCCTCAAGGATTACGCAGTCTTACTGCTCAGCGAAAGTTCCGTGAATGAAGGCTTTCGGCTGTCGGCAAGCAAAGTCACATTCTGTGATAAGACGGATAAGAGTCAAATCTTGGTCGAATGCTGAAATTGTGTTGCCACCGTCCTGGAACGAACCTTCACGGCTAATCTCGATTGTAATGTCACGGGAGATTCCGAACATCATTTCTGCGAAGTCACCAAGCCAGAAGTCAGCGTATGCTTCGACTGCTCCCGCTTTAGGTGTGTATTTTACAGTACTTGATGAATGGAAGTCGAATCCTCGGAGTTTTCCAGTGCGGTTCATTTCCTCTGACCATGCGAACGGGCCAGATGCGAAAGCCTTGTTACGCAACCATGACTCACCGATAGGGTTGAGCAACCAGTGAACATTCTCAAGGCGGACATTAGCCTGCTGGAGTTTTGCAACAAGGTCGTTAGGCATTGTGAGTGCCAATGCGGTTGTTGAGCCGCCCGCAGTCTGGATATTTGCGTTGTTGGCAAGTCCGAGTGGCTGATACTGTGAGCCTGTTCCGTTGAGCATTGCATCGTCAAGGGCAATGCGTGTCTTGCGCATAAGGTCTTCTGAAATCCAGCCCTCAAGGTTTACACCGCTTTCGTTAAGAAGGGTGTTGCTGATTGCTGTGATAGCCTTGAGTTTCTTAGCACGCATATTGACCTCACCGAATGTAGGCTGAGTCTTACCGCCCTTAGAAGTCTCACCGACCCAAGATACAGCAGAAGTCGAATCCATGCGTGGGATAGAAAGGTTGCCGTGTACAAGCGGAACTCTTCGGATATTGAGTTTGTCAATGAGTGTTGTTGCTACAAGAGCATCAATGTACTCACCGCTGAAAGCGAGAGGAACAGTGAAACCGCCTTCTGACGGAACACCTGCGTTCAACTGCTTTTTCTGCTCAAGAACTTTGTGGAGTCCTTTTGAGTAAGGGAAGTCTTTCTTTGCCTGTGCAAGAATATCTTCGTTTGAGACCTGTGCTACATTGTGAGCGCCTTTTGTACCCATTGCAGATGTTGCAGATGCAATCATCTGATTTACGATTGTGACTGGAGTCTCTTTAACAAGCCCCTCGTCTTTTGAGGAAACGGCTTCTCTGAATGCTTCAAGATACTTGATATTCTCAGCCTTGTCTTTTTCAGCCTTTGCAGAGATTTCTGCTACAGCCTTAGAAACGGCTTCATCAATCTGTGCCTGTGAAACACCCGCACCCAGTTCTTTCTGAATCTCAGCTTTTGCTGATTCGACCATTGATTTGGAACGCTCGTCAATGATACGCTCCAACTCGCTCATTTTCATTTCCATAATTTTTAATCTCCTTTGCTATGGATTTTTTAAGCCTGTTTTCGCTTTGCGTTTCTTCCGCAATTTTTATTTTCTCATGGTGTTTCTTCCGCCATGTAAAATGCTCTGTAACCGCTCTAGGATTGATTTAGAGCGGTCTTTTTAATTTTTTGGTGTAGTCCTTTACGAAATTGTTGCAAACAGTGATAACCGCTGTTGCCACAACCTCGATTGAAGAGTTGATAGCAGTAGCGTAAGGAACACCAAAGTAGGTTACAGCACCGATAGAGACTGCCGAAACAGCACCTACGATTTCAACAACAAAATTAAATGTCTTTCGTGTCATAACTTTTTCTCCTTCTGAAAATGTATTCTACAGCAAAAAAAAACAACTGTCAAAAACGGGTGTTGATTCCACGCTTTCGGCAGTTGTTAAGGATTTCTTAATAACTTAAATAATGCTGATTGTCGGCTCGGTGTCGTTGACGATTGTAAAACTCTTTTCGTCATCATCCCCGCCACAAGGCTTTGAATCATCGCCTTTAGGTGCAGGCTCTTCCTCTGGCTTGTCATCATCAAGTTCAGCAAGAAGCGATTTCAATTCTGACCCGCAAGCCTTCAGCGCCTTCTGACATTCCTCAAGTTTGTCACCGCAAGCCTTAATCTTGTCGAGAACGGCACGGGTCTCAGCACTGATTTTCTTGCCCGATTTGTTCTCAATAGTAAGAATGCCTTTCGCAAACTCATTGCCGAATGACTTCACGGCTTCAGCGATTGCATCTTGATTGGCAGGTACGGCAACGGCTGAGAACTCAAGAAGTTCCCATTTAGTGATGTCATAACCGTCTTTTGTCTCAGTCCACTCAAGCGGGAAAAAGCCTACCGATACGGCATTGAGCATACCCGTCTTGTAACAGTGGTAAGTGAAGTCTACCAGTTTAGCCTTCTCGCTTGCCTGCTCTGGATTGGTAGAAAGTTCTTCGATTGTCGGGAAGTACACGATAGCCTTGACCGCATTTCCTTCAACCCAGAACTTTGTAACCTTGCCAAGCGGAAACTCTCGGCTGTTATGGAATGAAAGAAAAACGGGATTCTTCATGAAGTTCGTGAAGTCAACCCCGCTTGCACGCAAAATGTCTCCGTCTCGGTCTACGACCTCTTTTGAAATCGTAAACAAAACTGAGCGGTCTCCCATATCCTCTGTGATAACCGCAATGTCTTTCTTGCTTGTCTGTCCTTTTTCAAGTTTCATGTTTTTAATCTCCTTTTAGTTAAAGTTTACCCTTTATCAGCCTAACGGCAAATCTGACCCGCTCACGGAAAGTCAGTGAGTCAAGATAATTAAATACCTCTTCAACAATCTCCTTTTCTTTTGCGTTTACAGCCGAGTTTACCGACTTGCGAACCTTTCTTGAAAGTTTTGCGTTCATAATCTATATCTCCTTTGCTTAAAGCATTACAAACGGCCCGCAAGTGCATCTGCAATTTGCAACTTGTCCGACTGGGGCTGTCGGGTCTCCCGCATAATCCATCCAAGCCCCCTCGCTCTGACTTGTCGCAGGAACTTCAAACTTGTCGTTAATCGGGATTACAACACCATCCATGACAAGGTGAGCATCCCTAGTTCGGTCATCAAGTGTCGCAATCCATTCCTTCATCTGCACACCTTCAGCCTTGTAAAGTTCGTTAGCACCCGCATTGACTGTGGTGCAACTTTCAGTCCTTGCAATCAGCATCGCCCGCCATTTCTTATCTTCAGCAAACATCCCGTCAGACGCTTCGATAAGTTTCTTGACCTGCTCTGCAAGAGTGTCTCCCTCAATCATGCTTTCCGAGAGAACCTTGCGGAGTTTCTTCTTAGTGGTGTCGTTGATGTCCTTGCAGAGTTCCAAGCCGTAGTTGTCAACCCATAGGTTGAAAAGCCTTCTGACTTCATCTGAAATCTTCACTTCTCCGACATAACTCTTTCCCGCATCGCCAAGAAGTTCCTCAGCGTGAACAGCACCCGTCTCAAGTCCACGGATAAACGCACCCGCCAAAGTGTGCTTCAACGATTCATCCATGCTATTGTCAAACAAACGCTCAACCGCTGTTCCTACATCCTTGTTATCCTCAACGGCTTTCTTAATCGTTGCGTTCACAAGTTCATTCTGCTTGTCAAAGGCTTTGTTCATTGCCTTGATAAAAGGCTCTTCAACGCTTCTTGCTCTTGCATCAAACAACTTCCAGATTGCACCCCTTCGGGCTTTGTCTCCCTCCGATTTCAAAACTTTGTATTTCTTGCCGTAGTCCTTGCAAAGTTTCTCAAACTCTTCAATGCTCAGTTCCTTCTCTGGCTCTGTCTGATTTTCAGCGGGTGTCTCAGCGGGTGTCTCGGTCGGTGTGTCATCCGTAATCGTAACGCTTTCTTCTTCCTCAATGTCTGGGAGAGTGACCTCAGTCCTGTCCTCATTGTAAGGCACTTCAAGCATACCCAAAGAACGCAAGTATACATCCCCGCCCTTCTCGTCAATCTCCAATCCCATAGCCCTTCGCCAGTCATTGACAGTGACAGCACCGCTTCTAAGACCTTCTGTTGCAATCCTAAGTTTCTGTTCGATGTCCTCTTCAATTACATTCTCATGGTGGAAAATAAGTTTCTTGTCTCGGTCGAAATCTTCCCAAAGCAACTGAGTGTTCATTACACGCTCGAACATCCGCAGGTAATCCGCAAGTACATTCTTGTTCAAGAGGTAAAACGCTGAGTCGATTGTTGAGCGGTTGCTCGCTTCGAGAATACCCGTAATCTCTGGCGGGATGTGGAACTGTTGCAACGCTGAGTCACGCAAGAACCTTCGGCTTTCAACAAAGTCAAGTTCGGTCGGAGTCTGTGAGACTTTCTCAAACTTCGCACCCTCACCTGTCAGAACCATAGGCTCTTTAGCGTGTCGGAATCCCGCCATCTTCTGCATCCAAGTTTGTTTAATCTGGTCGGCAGTTTCCTTGTTGCCGTTTGGAGCGTAAATTATAGCGGAAGGTGTGGCATCGTTGAAGAAAAGGTTTTTAGCATATTTTGAAGCATATTCGTCTGACTGGATTTCGTCTCCGATTGTTTCCGCAGTTCCCTTGCCCCTTCCGAAAGGGTCGTTAAGGTTAATGTCTTTGAAACAAATTACATCCTCGCTCGGTACAATGATTGAGTTTCCGCCACAAGTTCCGTAAGGGTAAATCTCATAGTAATTGCTTTCCGCTGTCGGTGTCTTAACTACCCAACTTGGGGCAATAGGTGAAAGCGAGATAACCTTGCCGTTCGGCATCCTAATTTTAAGCAGGTACGCTTCCCCGACAAGCACATAGCAAGCATAGACAAAGTATTTAATGTGCCATCCCGTAAGTTCCCGAAAACTCGGGCACGGGTCATCAAGCAAGTCATAGAGTTCGTGAGTCTCAATTACTTCGGCTTTGTCTTTGTTGATTCGGTAGTCAGGTCTGTTGTAAAGGTACAGTTCGGTAGATGCACATTTTGTGGCAATGATTCTAGCCCCGTCAAGTCTGGGGTTTGTGTGATAGAGTTTAAGAAGTTCAGAACTCGCCAAGGATGGGGCTGAACTCCATGTCTTTTTAATGTAGGCTTTGATTCTTTCAAATGCGTTCATTGACAGGTACTTCCTTCAACTAATGTTCTTTCATAATACATTAGTTTCGGGAAGTAGTCAAAAACGCTTATTCGGATTCTGCAATAATTCCGAATCCGCCATCAATATTTTCAATGGCTTCTTCAAGTGAGCAGGTCTGTAAGTTATCCCAACATTCCCCACCCCAATCTTCAAGTACAGTTTTTACAACTGATTCTTTTAAGAACATCGGGTTCAATCGGTCACGCTCGTATTCTATTCTGTCACGCTCGATAAGCCACGAACCTTCGCAGTGTTCATAATCTGCGTTTATATCCTTCTGTATTACCGACAACCACCAATTATGAGTATCTGGGCAGATGTACACTTTTTCGTAAATATCAAACATTGATGGATTTACTTTTTTTGCAAGCGTTGTAACTTCCGTGTATTTTCCAAACTCTAACTTCATTCTTATTTCTCCTTAATTTGCTCGCTCGTTGCACTTGTCAATGTATTCCATCGATACACAGAGCAAGTTGTCATAATCACCGCTCATTGCTTCTTTAAGATAAGAATTGATTTCATCTTTGGTAAAGCCCGTTTCTTGCATAGCAAGGCTAACATACCCCATGACAAAATAAGCGTTGCCATCAACTCCGACTAAACAATATTTTTCCATAAGTTCCCCCTGCCACCCTCGAAGGGTGGACTTGTTTTTTTTATTTCAGCCCCATTCGGCTTCAGAATATTCTTCTTTGCTGTAAGGTGTAACAACTTTAGCCCATTCAACCGCTTCTTTTACCATCTTAAACAAAGGCTCTTTATCTAAGTAGTCGCAAGTCTGATACATCCAACAGTCACAATGTTTAATATCCTGCACTGTGATTTTTTCAAGCGGAATGTCGGTGAATCCCTCAACCTCTGCTTGAGCATCCTCTTCATATCGGATTGAAACATTCTTTGCGTTGAGTTCCGCAACTTTTACTGTGAACTCATCAAGTTCGGTCTGCAAAAGCGGATATTCAGTGCGATTCGGCTGTCTTAATCCGTACTGAAAGCACACTTTTGTAACGCTTTTGAAAACCTCTGGTCTGCATACAAAACAACTCATAATTTACCCCCTTGTGTTTTTCTGCACTTCTTTGTAGGTGTAGGTGTTACCCGTTCCCGCATCCATGTCACTGTAAACCGCACAAAGTTCCTCAGCACGTTCTACAGTTCGCACGATTTTCTTAGTTGATTTCTCAACACCATTTTCAATTACATAGATTTCATATTTCATAACATCCCCCTTCCTTCCCGCCTTTGAGGTAGGCGGGTGACCTGTGTTATTTTTTTAATCTTCGATTTTGATTTCAATTTCTTTTTTATTTTTCAAAAATTTTTTATAACAAGATGGACCAATCGAAAACCAAAGCATATCGCCGTTTCCAAAATCTTCTTCAGATTCCGTCAAATATACTCCGCCTTTAATAAGATGAATTGATTTTGCTTTCATTTCATCTTTTATTTCTTTTCCGCAACAAACGCAAACATTTTCAGCCCCATTATCATAGGCTTTTTCTTCATTCTCCATGCGTTTTGGAGATTCTACAATTTTGTAATCTGCAACTAAAACCTTAATATTCTTCATAGTGTTTCTCCCGCCCTGCTCCCCGCAAGGTCTTATTTGATTTCAGTGGGCTTTCCCTCACTGTGATTACAGTATACCGCATCATCTTTATTGTGTCAAGAATAAAATTACAATCCATTCGCTTTTTTCTTGTTTTTTTTAAAAAAATAGGGGAAATTTTCCGCTAATCTCCCCTATTTTCCCTATACTTCCCTAAAGATGAACTCTGGATAGTTACGAGAAACAGTGCTTTCTCCAGTTCGTAAGCCCGCTCATTTAGTGACCGCCTTTCTTGCAGGCTTTGTAACCTTCTTTTCTTCCATCGTGGGCTTAATCGGCTGTGGAATTATAACCGCTTCTTTTTTCGGCTGTTCCTTCGGAGCATCTGGAACGAAAACGCAACCCGTGTACTCGTTCTTGTAAATGAAACCGCACGGAACTTTCGTAATCTCATAAAGTGAGACCGCATCAAAAATCGGGTCATCACCAACCTTTAGTTCGTTCAGCATTTCTGCCAAGTCCTCATTCGCTTTCCTAATCTTCTTCATGTTATCCCCCTTTTTAATATAACATAGGTCTGTTTATTCTCTTTTCATAGAAGGCGAGCATTAGACTGTCACCTTCATCGGGTGAGCGACCGTTGTGTCTGTTCTTAAAGCATGATTTTGTCTTGTCGCTTCTGTTGTCCTTCGGCTCAAGTTGCTTCTGCCCCCTTGAGTTGTAGAAATATTGCCGTTCGGTCAAATCCTCAAGCAGTGTCTGTGTCAGCAAGTGTTTCGGAATGTACATATTCGGGATTGGAAGGCTGAACATCATTTCACTCGCACAGTTTGCGTAAACTTCAGTGTTGTTCGCACTTCCCCCGAAGTTCACGGGAA